TATGAATGCTCTGTCGCAAGAAACTCGCAAATCGTATCCACCTCCATCTCAAAAAGCATATCATAATCATCCCCATTCCCCCTCGTCTTCTTCTTCTCATTCACCACAAGGACAACCTCCTCGGTGTTAAGGGTTGGCGGAAGTCCGCACTTAAGGCGTGTGTTCTCCTCGCACAAGCGGAGGATCGTGTCTATTGCGTAGGACATAGCGGTCGGCATCGTTGGTTCTATACTATACATAGACAATAGTCTTTATATTGAAATAATCCAAACTTTATTTCAATATCACCAAATCACCACTTTTTCACGTTTAATCATAAGTTTCGTTTGCGTCAAAATGATCTACCAAACTACCAACTCAATCTTCCTTAATATAGGTCTGGTTCATCTCGGCGACGCTATGACCCATCTGCTCGGCGATCTCCTTTTGTTCGGCAAGTTGCTTTCCAAACTTCTTTGTGGTGTAGATATGGCGGAGCATAGATGACCCAATCTTCTTTCCAAATACCCTATTTAGGATACGAGTGATTGAATTGATTAGAAAGGGTTTATCGTTCCATAAGGTCAAAAAGGGTTCAATAAACACAGTCGCCTCCTTCTTCGTCTTCTTTGCTGGTGCTTGTAGTCTTCGTAGAATACCCTTCTTCTCAAAATAGACAGCAAGGATCTCATAGAGTTCTTTAGGGATAGGTATGATGGTCTCACCATATTTTTTGGAGGTCTTATAGTTCCTAAATAGAAACCTCTTTCCGTTCCAATCAAGGATATTGTTTCCACTCAACGCCTCACTAACCTCTGGGGTGAATGCCGAGACAACCTTCATATTCATATAGTCGCTGTTCCTTCGTGGAGGTATAAGAACATACAAGGATAGGACTACAAGATCAAGCAACCTATTATATTCACCCTCCGTGATAGGAGAACTCATCTGGGTTATATTATCCCTTAATCCATCGTAGATGTGTTGGACGTCCTCCCAGTCCATCCAGTTCGCACTTTGAACCTCTGTCTTAACGCCATTATGATTAGCGTCATTCAAGGTCTTATTCAAGTCAATCATCGTTTTATAATATTTCTTAAGAAGGGCATCAATACCTCTCTCCCCCTTAAAAGAAGATAGTGAGGATACGATGGAGATAAGAAAACCCCTCTGGGTGTTGCCTTTGTAGTCCTTTAACCTCTCCATAATCTCTGGATATTTTTTGAGGAAGTTAAGATTATTAATAACCTTATTGCCGTTGAGTTTCTCAAGGTTGCGAACATATAAGGAGACCGAACTGTCGGTCAGTCCTCTTTCCTTAAGTTTCGCTACGAGGGTGGCGGTAAAATCCATTCTAGTTGTATATATAATACAGTTATATTTATATTGATTAGGGAATAATATAAATAGATTATTTTGGTAGTTTGGTAGATCATTTTCGTCTAAACGGAACTTATGGATTTTGATAAAAAAGTGGTGATTTGGGGATTAGGGTTGTCGCCTTGGAAGTCCAGTTCGTCCAGCACGTTCTCCTCTCTGCGAATCTGCTCTCTCTATTGCTTCTGCTCTTCTTACTAATCTATTTTCAGTTATTAACTGATCTCGCCCACGCCTAAAATCTGGGTCGTCGTTAATATCTCTGGGGAGGGGTGGCGGAGGGGGTCTCAATACATCCAACCTCGCTTGTAGTGCTTGTAGTTGTGCCGTGTTGTCTATCTGGGGGAGATGGGGTGGATACCGTAAAGCACTAACAAAATCAATAACCCTTTGGATATTATCTGGGTCATTCATACGATCAAGATTGATCTGCGATAATCTATCACCCCTAGTCAGTCTCGCCATATTCCTTCTACCGCTTTCGTTGTTTCGTAGCGAGAGTTGTCTTATACTACCATCAGCACGAGCATCATTATCCATACCCCATAATGACATCGCTGGTGGGCGAGGCACCATAGCACTCGTTCCATCTGGACGAATCATTTGAACCATTTCTGCCTCGCCCTCTCTGCTACCTCCACTTAACCTCTTCCGCAATATAGCATCTTGTCTAGCAGTTTTCATATCCTCAAGGAACCCCCCTCCACGACCGTATGTGCTGGGGTCAAAGGCGTCTATGAAACCCTTAACACCCCTTACTAATCCAGACTCTTTGGGTTTTCTTACCCCCACGCTGTCTTGCCACCTTTTATAGTTTGCTCCAATCTTCGCCAAAAACTCTTCACGAGTCATACCCTTCAACGCCTTCTCTTGTGCCGAGGGAGAACGGTCATTTAACCACCTAGTCATAAACTCTACGGTAGGGGGTATTCCTCTCAACGCATCTTGGGCGTTCTGCTGATACGCCTTTTCGGTTTCAATCTGTTCTGGAGTCTTACCCCTATTATTGAACTTCTCTTTCATATCATCAAGGAACCCCCCTCCATTTGGTATGAGAGGGGGGAGGTAGGGAGTTGTGCGAGTGGATGGAGCGTGGGCGAAGGGGTTGGACTCTGCTTTGGAAAGATTATACAAACCCTTCGCCCCCTTAAAAAGACTACCAGCGAGGGCATCAGTAAAAAAACCAGAACCATAAAACCTCTTCTCAACAGCATCACGGTTAGTATAATCAAAGATGGGGTGCGAGGTGTTTGGTTCTGGTTCCTTAATACCGAGTTCCTTTTTACCACGCCTCCACATATCTCCAGCGAACCCCTTACCCCTTAACATCTGGTCAAAACTACGAACTGGATTACGATAATTCATATCATAGGGGTTATGTATGGGTGGTGGTGCTTCTGGTTCTTTACCGTCATTCGCTAGACACGCCTCGTATCGCTTCCGCTGACGCTCACGCCCAGAATTAGGACCTACATCTTGCGAGACTGGTTCTTGGAGAATGCGGTCGCACGGCGATCCTATCGGTTTAAATCTGTCTAACCCCTTCAAAAGGGATGAGGGGTTTTTGATTAGTTCATTAAAGGACGTCATCGGTCTTTCTATTATACCGATATTATTATTATATCCTCTTCCACTCATTAATGGAACTACGGTAGATATTGTATGACAAGACAACGACCCTTTGGTTGTATCAACTGGTCCAGCATCAGCACCAGCAGGGTTCTCCTTCGGCACGACCTCTAAATTGCCGTTGGTTATGAACTTACCGAGAAGTTGGTATAAAACATCGCACTCTATATAGATACGATGATTATCGTTAGGTTTATCAAGCATAACCCTTTCTACCGCTGGGTTAAACGACACGGCACTACTAACGAGACCATCCTCCAGCAACTCATCTATGATTGATCCAGAGAGCGAATGACCTACAGCATAATATTTTAATACCGCTTTTTTCCTAGGTAAATATTTCTCGGCAAGTTCTTTGAACTCTTCTATCTCGGCAACATCGCTAGCATACCGCCGACTATTCCTCACATTCCTCGCCGTATTAGCATCTACAACTATACTCTTCAATATACCCAAATCCGCTGTTATGTCATTTAGGTCGCTTAATGCTGTCCCACGTATGGCGATTATAATCACATTCTTCTTTCGCTGGACTTGGAAGAACGCCAGCGTGGGTGTTTTAGCGAGAAGTGTATAACCTTGTATATCTGGGTTGTCTGCTTCTGGTTTATATGTTGCTGCGACCATCTCACTCAAATCATATAGGGGGGGCATATCAAAGGGACGTCTCAACCAACCGTATTTCACCTTGCTTGGATCAAAATTGGGCGGTTTCACTATCATATCACTCACAGTCCCAAACGCCTTCTTAATTAGATTCTGGAAGAACCCACTACCCTCCATATCGTCATCATTAGCATACAACGCTTTTAATTGTCGCTTCGCTCTTTCCAGCGGTATAGGGTCATTAGAATAGCATCGTTTAGACTGCTTCTTACAGACCTTATATCCACCCTTTCGTTTTCGTATTTCGTAAGGCATTTTATATAACTATTATACAGATATATTTATTAAACATAAAATTATATTATTAATATAGATAAACAATATACGTAGATATGTCTTTCAATACATTTTGCGGACAAGATCCAGCGAATGCTGCTACATACAATAAAGTCCTACTACGGTTCCAAGAGGGCGGTGGTGGAGGTGGTATTGCTGCCGTAAATGCTGGAGCAAACATCACGATCGCAAATCCAGCGGTTCCAGTCGTCGCTGTAGCGAATCCCCTCAACGCAACACTCAATTTTGGATTACAATCACTAACCGATAGTGCTGGTAATATTGGTATGATCGGTGAAGTCCTCGGTTGCGGTGCTGCTGGAGGGCAAACCCTATGGGGACTACCACCAGCAGCAGCACCCACCGTCAATACGACCAACGTAAATGCTACGTTTTATCCTACTTTTGTAACTGCTGGAGGTGGTGTTCCACGACAACTATTCGCCGACGACGGAGGGACACCTATTAGAGTTAATCCTTCTACTGGAGAGTTTGCGATAAGTTTGGGGGCGTTGGCGAGTGCTACTGATACGTGGTTAGGAGTAGGTGCTGGTGTTGGTTCGGCAGCAAACAACGTCGCTATTGGTTTTAATGCTGGTGTTGCGAGTTTGGGTGAAAATGTAGCAGTAGGTCATCAAGCAGGAGGAACGAATCAAGGCAACGATAGTGTTGCTGTAGGATTCCAAGCAGGACAGACCAATCAAAGCAACGATGCTGTTGGGATTGGATACCAAGCAGGAAAAACTACGCAAGGTGCCTATGCTATTGCTATAGGTAGTGATACTGGTGGGAATACTCAAGGTATTCGTGCTGTTGCTGTAGGATTCCAAGCAGGAGGTTTGAATCAAGGAGCGAGTTCGGTTGCTATTGGGGCAGATGCTGGTAGCAACACTCAAGGCACCGATGCTGTTGCTATTGGTTATAATGCTGCTGCTGATAATCAAGGGGCGAACTCGGTTGCGATTGGATTAAGTGCTGGTATTTTCGGTCAAGGAGCGAGTTGTGTTGCTATTGGAAATAACGCTGCTGGAGATGTCGCAAACTCACAAGGGGGTAGTGCGATTGCGATTGGATTCCAAGCAGGATATACCTCTCAAGGAGCGAGTGCGATTGCGATTGGTGAAGATGCTGGTAATACCACCCAATCAGCAGGGGCGGTTGCGATTGGAGACGCTGCTGGAAACATCACTCAGCAACAAGACGCCGTCGCTATTGGTAGTAATGCTGGACTAACGAATCAAGGAGGGAACTCGGTTGCTATTGGAGTGAATTCTGGAAGAACACAACAAGGGGGAGATGCTGTCGCTATTGGAAATCAAGCAGGACAAACAACTCAAGGAGCGAATGCGATTGCGATTGGAGGATCAGCAGGAGAAACTACGCAGGGCAACGATACTGTTGCGATTGGAACGAGTGCTGGAATAACAAGTCAAGGAGCGAATGCGGTTGCGATTGGAACATCAGCAGGAGGGACGAATCAAGCAGCGTCGGCGATTGCGATTGGAGGAGATGCTGGTAATAATACTCAAAGTCAATACGCCGTTGCTATTGGGAATGTTGCTGGACAAACAACACAAGCGACAAACGCTGTTGCGGTTGGTAATAGTGCTGGGTCTATGAATCAAGGAGCAAATGCGATTGCTATTGGATTATCTGCTGGAATCACAAATCAAACGCAGGACGCTATTGCGATTGGAAATAATGCTGGACTAACTACTCAAGGCGACTCCGCTGTTGCGATTGGAAATACTGCTGGTGAAACTAATCAAGGAGCATCGGCAGTTGCGATTGGGAGTGCTGCTGGAAGAACGGATCAAACACAGGACGCTATTGCGATTGGTGATGGAGCAGGAAAAAGCACTCAAGGCAACGCCTCTATTGCGATTGGAAAAGGAGCAGGGCAAGCAACTCAAAGCGATAATGCGATTGCGATTGGAAACGTAGCAGGATTAACAACACAAGGAAACGTTTCAATTGCGATTGGGTTTAATGCTGGAAACAACAACCAAGGAGCATCTTCTATTTCTATGGGAGATTCCGCAGGACAAACAGATCAAGGGGCGAGTTGTATTGCTATTGGAGCATCATCAGGACAATTCACTCAAGGAAACGGTGGGAACTCGTGTGTTGCGATTGGAATAGCGTCAGGACAAACCACACAAGGAAACGCTGCGATTGCGGTTGGATACCAAGCAGGACAGAACAATCAAGGGGCATCTTCTATTGCGATTGGGTTAGATGCTGCGACCTTAAATCAATCTGCGAACTCCATCTGTTTAAATGCTACTGGAGCAGCACTCCAAGCACCCAACGCCTCATTATACGTCGCCCCTATAATCAATAGCGGTGCCATAGCAAACCCAGTTCCAGCAGCGACAAACTTCCTACTCTATAATCCAGCAACTGCCGAAGTCACTTATGGCGACGGTGCTGGTATTGGTGGGGGTGGTGGTGGTGCTTCCGTAAATGTTATAAATTGCGTTCCGTGGGGGTTGGAAATAGGCATTACTGGTTCTACTGCCCCTATAAAATCTGGCACCTCTGCCGAGTTTATGTTTAATAATTTTTCTACTACAGTCAGCAATCTTTATGACATCACAGGAACCGCTCCCAATACCGTCCCCCCCTTTTACGCCGATGCGGTTTTCTGTACTGTTTTTGTAAATTGCGTTATTCCATCAACTGTATTCGCCCCAGCACTTCCCTTTTCTGCTGGTGGTAATGGTAATATTCTAAACCAAGACCTAACTGCTGCTGCCATCCCCCCTTTTCAAGATGGGGCATCAACTCAAATATTATGGCGTCTTGGATATATCCTCAATCCAGCATCAGGGGGGACATACACAGATTTCGCCACACCAACCTTCGCTTCATCTCCAGTATTAAACTTCCCAGAACTCGCTTTGTCATTCTCACCGCCGATTGGCGATAAGTTTCATTCTTCCGTTTCTATGACTGGGTTATTAGACATATCTGGTATGGCACCAACAGACGTTATTCAGTTCCAACTTCAAGCATACTGTAATGTTGGTGGAACTCAAATAGATACATCAACAACAACTGGCGGAACACAAGGGCATATTAATATGATGTGTCGCCCAGTCCGCAACCCCTAATCATCTAACCGTATATGACACACTCCTCGTTTCAAACCCCCACTCTTTTCTTTAGGGGTTCTAGGGGTCTCATACCTCTTCAAACAGATACACTTCTCAATCGGCACATAATACACCTTCTTCGTAGTATTCACATCGGCACGTTCATCTGGTCGTCGGTCGTTCGTGTGGGTCTTCACTTCACAATCGCCCATAATATCGTTCGCATCACGATAATAGATGCCGTCAAGGAGGTTCCAAATGATATAATCATTCCACCCCACCTTCGCCACATTTATCATCAACCCATCGGTCGCCTCTTTGCCGTCGCTTTTGAGGTCTCTCGTTTTAATCTCATACTTCACCCCCTTACCTCCAACATAGTCGTTAGAGTCCCAATCGCTACTCACCAGTTTTAAATCGTGATCGTTAAAGTAGTTTTTCAAAATCGGCAACACAAGGATCTCCGCCTCTTTTCCAACACGCAAATCTTCTTCACAAGTATTCCACATTTTTATTAGTTATTAAATTATACAGACCGTTATGATTAGTCTATATAATTTTTATTTAACTCCTAATCGGCGTAAATAATCTAATTATATTATTCACCGACGGTCATCATCGTATCAAAATACGTCCGTGTCTTTTGACAATACCCCCAATAGTGTTCCAACAGTTCGGCAGACCCTTCGCAAGGGTGAAGGCAAATAGGGCAGATGTGGATCTCAACCACTTCCTTCGTCGCTCTTGGCGTCTGGGGTTCCATCACCAAATCACCACTTTTTTCGTCAATCTGGGTTTTATCCGTAGGCGTCAAATCAACTACCGAACTACCAAGAGTTTCAATTCCTTCGTCGGTCATTCTTATATAATTATAATACATATTAATATTAAATTATATTATATACTTATATAAAAATGCCCCCCAAGAAAAATGTGGATGTATCTATTGCTCCCATATCTGCTGCGAAGACCGAAGACCTTGTTGCTGACCCTCTGGACGATAAAGAACTTCGTTCTGCTCTCGGTAGGGATGCTAAAATCGTTCCATATCACGACCTTTCTAAATATGCTACTATAGACCAACTACTACCAAAGAAGAAGGACGCTGCCGTTATATTATACGAGAATCGCCCTATGGACGGACACTGGGTATGTTTAACCAAGAACAACGGTGAGATCAGTTTTTTTGATCCGTATGGCGAGGTTATAGACAAGCAACTACAGTATAGCAACTACTCTAATGAGAAGGTCGGCGAGGGTGATAAATCGCTACACAACCTTCTCGCTACTAGCAAACTACCAGTTTTTTTTAATGACTACAAGTATCAGCGAGACGGAGGTGGGGTGAATACGTGTGGTCGCCACTGTGCTAATTTCATCCGCTACAATCAACGTGAAGGGTTGGATTTAGAAGACTATAATGAAATGATGAAGAAGACCCAGAAGGAGACTGGGTTGCCCTACGACGAACTCATAGCGAAGATGGTTCCAGTTCATATACCCCACCCAGACGACGTAGGGGGTGGTTCTCAAGGTGGGGCGAAGACAGCGGAGGAGAAGAAGGCATATGCTCGTGCCTACTACGCCAGAAATAGGGCGGAGATCGTAGCAAAGGCAAGGGCGAAACGGTATGGACGTCCCTATGAACCGCCGATCCTATACGAGAGTCCGTTTGCGGACGAGGAGACGATGTTGGAGGATAAGGTGGGTATGAATGTTCTTAAGATGCTGAATAAGAAGAAGGCGGATGAGGCAAAGGCAAAGGTGGATGCTGAGAGGGCGAGGCAAGAGGAGTTTTGGGCGGAGTTAAAAAGAGAGGAGGCGGAAAAGGAGGCAGAGGCGAAACGGAAAGAGGCGATAAACCAAAGGAACCGCCAATACCGTTACGAAAACGCCGAAGCGGTGAGGGCGAAAGAAAAGGCAAAGAGGGACGCAATAAAGGCGTCCAAACCCCCCAAGAAACCATCCAAGACCGCCCTACTGGAAGCAAAGAGGGCGAAGAATCGTCCTATCAGTATGGAGGAATGGTTGATGAGAGGCAACGGACGCCCCTATCAGCAGTATTGGTGGTTGAAGTGATCGCTGGTAGTTTGGTAGTTGTTTTTTGATAAATGGATACTTATCAAAAACCAAAAAAAAATGGTGATTCGGTGATTTTAACGCTACATCATCACCTAAACGCTGGGGGGGTTTCTCTACTGACTGTCATCCTCATCGCCCTTCAACTTGAACCACAACATCGCTCCCCTTGCGTGTTTTTTATTACCCATTTCATCGTGATAATAGTGATCGGCACGATAATTCTTTTTGTATAACCCATTCGTGGCGAAGAAGTCCTTGATTGCCGTCTTTTTCCAGCAATCCTTCGCCAGTTCTCGTCTGTCGTCAATCCAGTTGTGGATTGCGATGACTAAATCCTTCACCTCAACGCACGGAATATTCTTCACTTCGGTCGCTGGATTGACCTCAACCGCATCGCAGATTTCGGTCATAATTCGGTGAATCTGGATGTTGCTGGATAAATACGCCTTCGTGCGATCCTTCACCGAGTTAGGCACGAAGTCGCCAATCCTAAAATCATTCGCAACCAGTTCCTTCAAATGTCTCAATATGATACAGATCATCGCCGAGCGGTGGGCGTGTCTCCACGCATCCTCCTTCAACTGCGGATTACAGCGAAACACGCCCTCCGCCTCATTCACCTCCTCCTCAAACTCCGTGAAACGGTTTGGAAACAGTATATCAATAAACCGCTCCGCCTCCGCACCGTTGGGTTGGGGGTCTTCTTGGAGATCCAACCTCACATTACACTCAATACCGAATGTTCCGTGATTGATGACCTTGGTTTTGTTGGAGTAAAGCATCCTCGCTTGGAGACCCTCACCGCCAGTCAGTTTCTTCAGCGTCGCATTACACAACTTCTTCGTCTTCTTCGGTTCCATCGCACGGCACCATCGCTTCTTGTCAATCTTCGCCAACGCTGGGTTTCCAGTCGTGGCGTTCATAGGATCGGTGAATACTTCGTAGGGGAGGTCGTTATAACCATACTCACCCAGCACGGTCGCCCAGAACTCATTCAACAGACCTTTTCCGTTGCGACCAGCACCGTTGTAGATCACAAACTTTTCAAGGCATTTCCCAACCAGCGACGATGCGTATAACATCTTCAACAGCGTCCTCGTTCCAATATCAGGCATTATCCCAGCGAAGACCTCCTCAACCTCCATAATCTTCTTGGCGATGTCGCCCTCCAACTCCTTACACTCCTCACACGACTCATTATACTTCAACCAGTCGCTTTCATCAAACGCCCAACCAGTCGTCATACTGACGAAGTCATCCATTTCGTAGGGGCGAAACTTGAACTCTTTGAGGTCAAACACGCCGTTCGTGAATCCCAGCAACCAACCGTTTTCGTCAAACGCAACATCACGGTTCATTTCGGTCTCACACGCCCCAAACACTTTGTTCCGTGAGAAGGTGTCTTGGATGTGTTCTACGAACTTGTTCGCCCTCCCTTCACAGTCTCCAAACTTTTCCGTTAGGTCATCGCTCAAAATCTCATCACCGATCTTCTCTTTGATTTTGGCGACTTCATCCAGTATCTCGGTTGGAATCCGCTCCGTGATGATCGTGGCGAGTTGCCGAGGGTGTTCGCTGGTTGGGTGAGTCTTCCAACGGTTGTTTTCGTCCTCCCAGCATTTCCATTCGCCCTCTTTGAAGATGTTTTTGTCCTTGGCGAGTTCTCGGTGGATATACCGTGCTAACCCAGCGTCAGTCTTCATCCCCATAGGATCGGTCAGTCTCTTCAGCAACACTTCAATATCCCCCTTCACCTCCTTCTCATCAAACTCAACGAAGTCGTCGGTTAATCCGTCCCAGTTAAGGTCGGTCTCCATCTCCTTCCTTTCCCAGCAAACATCATAACCGAGTTCTGCCGACCACTTATTCAGCGTCTCAACGAACTTCTCAATCGTCTCAAACTCTTTGACGATGTTTTTGATGAGTGCTTTGAATCCATCGTATTCATACTCAAACACTCCAACCACTTTCTCGGTTGTCTTCTGGTGATTGAATATCTCCGTCTCCTTCTCCAGTCGCTCCATCAATCCGCCGACCAAACGGAACTCGTGTTCTTGGGCGTAGTAGGATAGGAAGGTCAGTTCCCAACCAGCGTCTTTCCCCTTTCCGTCTCCTTGCTTCTTGGTGTAGCGAGCAAACTCTTTGAGGACTTCGTTGCTCTTGATGAGTTCTCTGTTGATCGCCTTCAACTCCTCGGTGAGGTCTTTGTGGAATGAGGGCATTTCCCCCTTGAGGTTATGCTCCTTATACCAGCGGTCGGTGTTGGGTTGTCCGCCCCCATAAAGCGTTGAGTTGATGAGGTCTTTGATGATCTTGTCGCTTTTTTTGTCCTTTGGGTCAAGGG